ACCCGCCTCTACAATCGAATTGGCTGTTGCGGGGGTTCCGGGATTAAATGTAGCGACATAGGTATTCACATTTGATGCAGTGGTTGCACTCGTAAGAGCAACTCGAGCAGTTTCTGTACCCAATGTAGTATTATTCAGAGCTGCAGCAGTGTTTGTTGTGCCGATTGCCATATGTGACATGACTGCATTTGCATTGCTGGTCATTCTGTGGGAGATGTGATTTCTGCCCGTCTGAACAATCAGATTGGGCACCGTGAATTTATCCTTGATTTCTCCATTCTCACCCGTCAGGACAATTTCAAGTGTGCCGATAGTTTTGGTTGTATCTTTAAACATTGTGGTTCCTTAAGTGAAGGTTCTAGATTCACCTACATAATCTTCTAAGAAATATGTGTTATCTACCGTGTAATTCTGTGAAATAAGTGAACCTGATGAAACAATCTGAGTATCATCAGATAAAACTTTACCTACTGATATATTTATATTCTCAGTAAGTTGCAAGGTATCATCTAAAATTTTTAAAAATGATAATGTTTTAGCGTCTAGGTTGACAAGGATATCTTTAAAAATTTTAGAGTTAATAATTTGAAAAATATCAGATAGTTGAACGGAATCTGCAAGACTCTTACCGAACGATTTTATTTGACTATCTGAATTTATAAGCGAATCTGAAATATTCTTTTGCACCGATTTATGGTGTGTATCAGACAAAACTAATTGCTCAGAAAATACTTTATTTAATGAAACTTTATGAAGATCTGTTATGTTTAAACTATCACGAATTATTTTAGATACAGATTTTGTAATTGTTTCAGATCGGGTTATATTTTCTGTTAAAACTTTATTTAGATTTATTACTCTGAGCGAATCATTACTTGATGTAATATCGGATATATTTTTACCTAACTGAAGAATAAACACCGAATCTGAATTAGAAAGTGAGTCATCAAGAGACCTTATGTAGTTTACAACTCTTGTAAATTCATCATTATTAGTGTTTATTTCAGAAATTGTTTTATAGACTACTCCCCCATCACTTAATATGATGCCTCTTACATTGTTTACCACATAAAGAATTACAGATTTTTTTATACTCATGATTATCTTGTAACTTGAGGATAAACAGTTACAATCCCCTCAATTGGTCTCAAAACAACACTCCCACTTGTTATTCTAACATCATATACATATCTGCCATATTTTAAATTACCAGTATCATTTGCAGACAAACTTAAAGTAATAGTTCCATTAGATGACGATAGTACATTTGCTGAAAATGTTGCTGACAGTGTGTTCGCTGCGTAGTTTTTTCTAAGTTGTGCAGTTGGAGTAAACCCCTCTAAATTATAAGGATTACCATCGTCCCCAAAAACTTGCACAACAACCCCAAAGGCAGTTCCCTGGTCAATATAGAGATTGTTTACGGTTCCCATAGTTATTCTTCTTAGTTATTTAATTATTTATACAAACGACTAAAACCCATCGACAACCATTTTAGTTTTTTCAAAAGTGTCGTTAATTAATTTAATTTGACAAGTATAATGTCCACTATGGTTTTGTTCTAAAAGATTTGCCTTCTCTATTAGCAAAAGATCTTTTAAAAAATTATCAGTATAATTGTTTGTATTATGAATAAGTGTATGGAAGCGATTTTTAAGATTACAAAATTCATACACCAATTTCTCTGCATAACTTCCTATAAGTTCTGTTATTGTGTTTCGGTCGACTTGTATACTATGTTTAAAAAATTCTGTAGAGTATATGGCATGAAAAAGTCCAGCTTGGCAAACATCCTTGCCAGCGCTTAAAGTTTGTAAGATAAGAGCAGTATTATAAAGATGTGAAAAAAATGTTTTATTTGAGTGAGGAATTTTATCAGTTAACTGATAAAGAAAATTAATTTTCTTACTTTGAACTCTAGAGTCTCCGGTCTTAAACACTAAAACAGATCGTAGATTCGGACAAGCTCGAGTGAGAGGTCTTGCGGCATGTAATTTTCTTGAATCAAAAACTAAAACTCTTCCGAATCGAGGTAAAACTGCTTTTTCTATCTCATTTTGCTCAAAAATAACTGTTTCACCCGCCCAATCTATGTTCCAAATCTTATTTAGATATACTATAATCGTCTCGGTCTTTAAATCAGACATGTTTTTATGATATTCTGGATCATCAACATGCGAATAAGCATCGGTTCCAAATGTGTAACAATTTACATAACATCTTATAAGTGTATCTACTTGTGTGATAGATTGTAAAACTTCCCAAACTTTTTTAATCTCACCATGCTCCGCTATGAGAGAAGTTTTTGCCAAATCAAAATATTCATCATTCAAGTTGGGTAAAATATAGTTATTCCAATGACCATAATCATATGACTTTTGTTTATTAGACTTCCATCCAAATTTTAATCCTGAATCGATATATCTTTCACTTATTGCTGAGAGAATTCTTGTATCAGGTAAGTCAAATACCTCACTCGATCTCATGAAATTAGAAGTGACGGGCCTGTGATGCTGTCACATAGAATTCAGCAAATTCTTCATCTGTGAAGTCGATGATTGTTTTGATTGTCTGCGCCAGATAACTTTCAATAGGAACTTCAGGGGCATATTCCCACACAACCAATGCCTTTTCCTTGATGGGTGATGGTAAAGCATTTAGACCATCGACGACTTTTTGAATCAGTCCCATATCTATAAGCCCTGCTCTGAGTCTGGCCATTGATAGAGATGATACTCTTGGTTTCTCCGCTTCAATCAAATTATAAATTTTTGTAAACTTTTTTGGATAATAGTCATCGTAATCTCCAATCGCACCATGTTTACCCTCAATTATTTCTTTGTAATATGTTGCATGTGGTTCTTCACTTGTAAACTCATCTGCAATGAATATTTTACCCTCAGGGTCTTCTGCAATAATCATAAAAGAACTTGAACTTTTTCTTTGAATATTTGTTATTTTTCCTGTCATTTTGTGCCCCAAAAAATCCTATATGAAAATCTATCCCCCCGAGTTATGGGGTAAACTTTATGTAAAACATCTGAAGAAAAAATTAGTAGATCATTTTGCTTGGGTTTATGTTTGAGATTAAACTCTTCAAATTCTATTTCACCACCCTCAAAGTCTGAATTAAGATAAAGAATAGAAGTGATCTTTCTTCTTAAAATGTCTTTGTTATTTGATGCTGAATGGGTGTCAGTATGATTTGGCATTCCTCCACCTATTCCATACCACATAACTTGATGATCTTCAACATAAAAATCGTTATCTGTTATATTTAAAATATTAATTCCATATGCCTTAACTAATTCTTTTATTTTTTTCTTTATAACTAAAACTTCAGCTTCAGGTGTAACAACATGTGCATTTCTATAATTAATATCAAAACTTGTTCTTCCGTCAGTGGATGGAAGAAATGTATATTCTTTTAATATTAGATTACTTTTAGCTTTTTGTAAAACATGTTCTAAGTTTTCATTTATACTAATGATTTCAATCAAAAAACCCCTCCATCTCCACCACCGACACCATCACCAGTAGGAACCACTAATGTAGCAATTTCAGTAATCCACTCACCTTTATTAAGCGTAAAGTATGAAAGCCCTCCTATAAGCTCATCATCAATCCAGACTCCATTATTTTTCCTTGCTACATAATATCCAGGAGAAGCTACCGTACTATAATTAGTATATAGAAGTAGATATTGTACCAATCCTGACGCCTCTAATCCCCCTCCAATATCTAAATTGGGTCGAAGAACAAATACTCCACTTAAATTTACGTTTACCCATGATCCTGTTGCAGGCAATCCACCTAAGCTGTACGATACATCGCCCCTAACATAATAAACAACATAACTAGGCATACTTACATATTGAAGGTAATCATACCCAGAAGCACTTCTAAAATTAGAACTTGTTATAAAATTCCCCCCACTCCCAGGATTTGTAGCGTATGTAGCTGTACCAGAAATGTTAATACCCCAAGTCCCAGAAGCGCCTGTACCTGTTAATGTTGGTGCAAAACTATTGTAATTAGACGAATGAAGAACTGTTGCACCTCTCCATGTCAAGGCACCGCCATTTAGAGAACCTAGTTCATTACCTGCTGTTGTGCTAAAATTTACATAACCTCTATCATTATTTTGTATACCCTCGAGGAAAAGTGTGTTTGCCGCATTTCTATCTGAAAGTCTTGCATCATCTCCAATATTAATCCCCACCGCACCATTGGGCGTTGTAATAGCCCCCGTCATGGTTCCGCCAGACAATTGCAATCTATTATTAATTGCACTGTTTAATGTATTTACATTCGCAACTATACTTGAATTAATAGTTGAAGCATTTGATGAAATGCTGCTATTAATAACGGTAATATTTGAAGTCAATCCCGCAAAAATTGCCGCTGTATTTGCTGCAATGCTAGAATTTATGGTATTAACATTAGAAGTTAATCCCGCAAAACTTGCTGCTGTATTTGATGCTATACTTGAATTTAATGTATTAACATTTGAAGTTAATCCTGCAAAAACATTAGCAGTTCCCGATGCTATACTTGAATTTAATGTACTAACATTTGAAGATAACGCAGAGTAAACAGAGGTAACATTCGTTTCGAGCCCCGAAGCAACATCGTTTGTCTTTAGACGCCACTGTTCAAAAGTATCTGTTGTATTGACGGTAATAGGCATTATTCTCTACCCTGAAGTTTAATAACTAACTGCTCAAGAAGATTTTTTATCTCTGAAACATCTTCTTTTAAACTTTGTATTTCTTTAGTATTATTTAACATTAATTCTTGTTGCCTTTTCATTCTATCACGAGTGTTTATATAACTCTCATAACCCTTAGTGTCGGTGTTCAAAATTGCCTTTGAGTGTTCATCGCGCGCTAAATGAGGATTATCCTTAACACGAATTAGGGACATGCGACTATCCTCAAATCTTTAATCGAAGGCACTTGGCTACTATTGGTTGATCTAAATACCAGTTTCACTGTTAATGCAGTAAACTGAGGTAAGTCATCAATTTCATATGTTACATCAGAGAAAGCAGCGGGATCCTCTGTCTTTATAATACTCGCTTGTGGTTGCAACAGACGATAGTTTTGTGTAGATAAACTTTCTGTAGCCCCCACTGCAAGTGTTCTATAATAAACATCTATCTCACCTTCTTTTGGAACATTCGCGGCGAACATAACTCGAAGGAATGTTGAAGGTTTAGCAAGATTAATTTGTCGAGTTACATATTTCGAGACAGACGATCCACCAATATAGGCCCTTTCATCCACAAATCTTTCTCTTTGAATTAGTGTAACGCTTGATCCTGGGGCCTCTGTTACAAAGGTTGTGAATGTCTCCACATTTGCAACACCACTTACATTGGTAACTTTTGCAATCACAATGTTTCCATTGTTTGCGGCGTTAGATGCACCGCTAATGTAAAGAGTTTTACCTACAGACATTCTTCCTAGAACATTTGCCGCGTTGCCTTCTATCGTGCTAATTGCATTGCCCGAAAAACGAATACTCACATTAGATGACAAAAGTGTATTTTCATCATGCACAAAATAAGTCACATTCGCTGCTGTGTTATCGATCTTATTGCTAACAGTAATTAGAGATGATCTATTTAAATCAATCACAGGCGAAAGATTGTCAACCGTTGAAGTCATGTGAGCAACCAGTTCAAATGACTTTCTTCCTGTTCCCGAAGTGGAGGTTTCGTTTACAGTTGATTTAATCGCCTGTGGTGAACTGAAATAATTATTTTCATTCGCCAGAACGGTCACAGGTGTGTTACCACGAGATGAGAAGAAAGTTGCAGGAGATGTATTTGCTCTAAATGTTACGTCAGTCCCTGTAAAGTTTCTAAACTCAACGATGGGTTGCATTACATTAAACACCAAATCTTCCGTTGCCTTAATGTTTCCAGATCCCACGGTTACTGTACTGGTGGCTGTATTGCCAACTGTTATCGTGTATGTGTCGGTTAACACATTACCAATGGTATGTGTGGCGTTAATATTCGCGGCGGGTATATTGTATCCTCCATCAAATCCTGATAAGGTAACATTCGACCCACTCGCCATTCCATGAGAAGGATGAAGAACTGTGACGATACGAGAACTAGATTTGAATTGCAGAGCATTAAATGGAAGATTTCTTGAAGGAACAGATTCGTTAACAAGAGAGAAAGTTCCTACACCTGATGTATCAAAACTTGCACGATAAAGTTTAAATTTGAGATCTTGTAGTTGATCTGCCGTCCATGTAGATGCATTCTGAGATTTGAACAGTACACCAGCATAGGGTTGTTGTGAAATTCTTCTATCGGAACCAACCGCCTCATCACCCAATTGCGATATCCAAACTTTGTATTCAGTTGAATCGCTGAGCAGGACAATACAGTATTCTCCATTTTCTTCAACATAAACAGGACTCTTGAAGGTAAATGAAGTTGCAACGGTTGCATCGGATGATGTTGACACCTGCTCGGGCATTAATGTCACGCTCGAGAAAGGTAAAATTCTCTTTCCGGGATATCCATTCACTGTATTTCTAATTTCAAGAGTGACAGGAAGTGATGCATCTTTACTTTGGAAGAAAATATCTACCTTGGTTAAGAAACAGCCACTCTTCACATCGATAAGGAAAGTTTGTGCAAGAGGATCATACCAACCTGTGTCATTGGTAATATTTTCCGAAGATTGTGTAATAGAATCCGTCTCTCTCACTACTTCACGAACCACATCCGCATTTCGAGTTGCAGCTACAGTAGCTTGGCGAGTTTGTAAAGTTCCCGTGGCGCTATAAGATACACGACCTTGAGTGTTTGCAAGAATTCTGCTATTTAAAGCACTGTCTGTTAAAACTAATTCGCGTGTGCCTGTTCTAAATCTGAGAGCAGATGTATTAGGTAAATTAAACACTCCAACCACATCACCATTACTGTTTGTAACTAAGTTAGCACCTTGTGTCTGTGCGGTAACTGCTGCCAATAATGTAGCGTTTGCTCCAGAAATCGAACCTGTGACAGTATCCGAACTTAAAAAGTTTCCTTGAATATTGTGCAGGTACATTACATTGCCTGCACCATAAAATCCCAATACTGCAGTGCCTGGAGAATTAGTTAATGCATAAGATGTGCTTGAACGATATGACACATAAACAATATCTCCCTTATTAAAGGCAGCTTCTGCATTACCATTTACTCTTCTGGGATTGCGCTCACTTTCCTCACCATAAATCTCTGCAGAAGTTTCTGCATTAAAGGTTCCAAATCCTGGAGTTACTGCTACATTCGATGCGGGTGTGATATAGGAAGATACATCAATCTCATCGAAGAATGAAAATATGCGTGTGTTGGGTTTAAAGTTTCTACCCACAAAAGCGATTCTACGCGAGCGCATGAAAGGAATCGTTGCAGTTGAAACAACACGGTCGTCAATCACTCTGCGGTCAATGCGAGAGACAACATTTGTTCTAACGCCTGTGCGTGCTCTTCCAACTTCAAATAATTGACTTTGCAAAGTTACAGAACGAACACCTACACCATTATTTCCTTGAGGGCCTGCCCAGGGTTCTGTTTGCCGTGCACCAAATCTTTGGTCAAAGTCTGTTCCGATGCCTCTTTGTAAAACTGCTGTCTCGGTGCGAGTGCCTGTTGTAACAGGTGTACCTGTCCACTGTGTTTGCCATGCATTCCAAATAGTTCCTAAAGCACCCGATGATTGCAAAGCTGTTGTGATAGCATCAAAGTTGCCTTCCTCATTAATAACAATTTCTGGTCTGACTTCTGTCTCAAACCATTCATCTGAAGGCGGATTAATCGAAACACGACCATTAAACGATGCTACAGCGAAAGGATTTACATTCTCAACTCGAGAGGCATAGCTTTGATTAACTAAAACAGTGTCAGAATATTTTAGCGTAACAAGATCACCACTAACCTGATACTTATTAGTTGAACGAGTAGAAGGATCTTTTTCAACTAAGTTAATATTGTCCATTGTATAGAAAGGACGTAATTCATTATTCTCCATGTTGATGGAGCATTTGTAATCAGTTGAATTAACATCCCCTACACCATGACCTTCAAAATTGTCTACAATAAATCCGTTTTTAAATCTCTCTAATCCCAACGAGTCACGAATAGACATTGCAGAGGTATCTTGCTCGAGTAACGACAACGCAGTGTAATATTCTACATTTTCGATTCGTCTTTCGAGTTCGCCAATGTCACGCATTGTATAACGCTTGTTATCAATGTAATCATAAGTCACAGATGGGGGGCGAGTATCAAGAGTGTAAGGAGAAAGATTTAATTTATAAAGTGTCATTCCTGAAGAGGGATTTGCAGGATCTTGAGGAATGACAGCAGAAGCACCCTGTGTGCTAAATATATTACCTCTTAGATCAATCGACACTTTATCTGTTCTCGGCAGATAGTGGTCATAACTAATCGTTGTTCTGTAAGTTCTATGAGGCAGATAAGATGTTAAGAAAGATGTTGTATTAGTAATACTTGCGTTGGCAACAGGCCTAAAGTCAAGTACATCAGATAATCTCACTACAATATTGTCACCATAAAATACAGGTATCTTTTCGTAGGGAATGCCAGAATAAGAAGTTACATCAAAGAATGTTCCTCCACCCGAGTGAGCGAAGTAACGATAATCAATTCTGATACTCGAAGTGGGGGCACCGTATTCAGATTTTCTAATTAGTTTAGAAATTCCATAATGTGTCGATCTTTGTCCATTGTCAAAATCAAACCATTCGGAAATATCTACATTCCCCGTTCCGGTAATCATCTTAACAGAGTTTACCTCATATACATCAGCGTAATCTAAAAGAATTTCTGTTGCACTATATACATTCGCATTTGTGATAAGTTTAGATACAGTTGTAGCTGTTTTTGTTCTGGCTGTAGTTGTTTCTGCAATAGGTGCAAGAACAGTGTAATTTTCACTGTTTGTTAATCCGCTAATTGTAATCGATGTGGGATTAACTGTAATAGAGGTGCCTGCATATGTCCTGCCCGTATTGCGATTAATAATAACAAAGTCACCTAATGTAGATGCTGTGTTAAAGTTATTATTGGTTGCAATAAACTGACCTGATCCATTTGTCGAATTATACAAAGGTTTCAGAGTGTAATAAGTGGGACTAGATGTACTCTTAACGGCGCTTTGTGGGAATTCAAATAGAGCGGGGGTATTTTCTGGCTCTTTCAACGGCATTTGAGCGCGATAATATCTTGACGCAGTGGCGGTTGTTCCAGAAGTTGCAAGAGTTAAACTATAATCATTCGTGACAGATGAAACTCGCAGAAGTTCTTTTGTTGAGTCAATGTAGATATAGTCACCCGCAACAACATCAGATGTAAATGTAGTGCCCTGACCCGTAACCGTTGTTGTACTAACAGAAATAGTTCCAGGAAGTTGCGGATAGTCGCTATTAAATCCCGCTATATCAATTGTAACATTGGTATTTGAAAATTGCTTAACATTTCTTTCAATAGTCTTTCCTTCATTCATGTTAATATTGAATAAGGAAAGTTTAAAAATTGAGTTTGTTAAGCTAGCATTGCCGCTATGATAATACATAGCCCTTACCGAGGCAGTTCCTACTTTTGTACCTGCTGCAGTACCTGCCGTGCTTGTAATTTGGTCATACAGATTAACTGTACTAAATGAAGCAATGTCAAATCCAGAAGCTGTATTAATATAAACATTACTTACTAGAACATGATTACCAATCGTTGTAGTTAATTGTTCAGCCGAAACTGAACGATAATCTCTTGCCTTAGGAACAGGTACATATTGTGTTGCAATTTTTTCGACCTCATATCCATTGATATAGGCCTTACCTGGTTCAATACCAACTGCAAGTTTTGTCGAGTCACCTCCCTGGGTGGGAGTATATACACCCAAATTATAGAGAGGGCGATCTGTATAGAGCCATGTAACTCCTGCTGTCGCTTCTCCAAATCCGTGTGTGGGAGGACTTGCCGACGAAGTCGCAGAACTTAAAGCAACATAGGTATTTGAATTGTAAGATACCACATCACCTTGTAAATAAGCTGTGCTGGCAGCCCAAGCTCCTCGATTATTATTTCTGTGCTCACGAACTTGAATTCTAAAAGGATTTACAGTATAGTTACCCGATTCATCAAAGGTTCGTCTTGCGAGAGTCCTTTCAAGAATAGAGTATTGTGTCTTATTGATAGATTTAAGAATGATGCCGTTTTCTATTCGTGCCAATTCAAAAAAGTCTTGATCTAATTCAGATGTTAAACTTAACTTTGACAGAATCAAACCAATTTTGTAACGATCTGCACCGGGTGCAGATTCGTTGGGATAACCTAAAGCGTTGTCGTAAAGAGTAGAATCATCAACTTCTGTTACGATTTCTTCAGAAATTGAAAGACCCACTCTAAAAGAAGGTGTATTGGTATATTTTTCTAAAGTAATCGTTTGTGCTAATACTTTAACAAAACTTTTTGCGGCAAAATAGACACCCTCTTGAATGGATGCGATAGAGCTTTTTGTAATAGGATTAGTTGATGTTTCGTTTACTTGAAAAGATGTTGCGGTCGATTTAATTCTTACATTCTCATTCGCTGCAAATTCACTTGTTGTAAAGTCTGTTCCATTCTTAGTAAATCTGACTATCAGTGTAGGTGCATCATCTCCCTCGGCGTTAATACCCAGAAGAACTAAAGCCTCCACTCCCGTTGTAAGACCCTCAATGACCTTGTTTTGTCCATCGAATAAAGTTGCGAGATTAGTGGGGCCTACACTCGCGGTGGTTAATTTAACTGCTCGAACATTGGTATCAATTGCAATCTGTCCCGGAATGACCATTGCACCTTCTTCGAAGAAATGCTTGCCCATTCGTTCGACCTGCTTTTGCATGATGGTTTGCAATTGCGTAAGTTCACGCGCCTGCACCGCCACACCAGGTTTGAACAGAATACGATGAAAGCCCTTGTCCTCATCATAGTCATCATAATATGGATTTACATTTAAATTAATAGCCATGTTTACTCTTTAAAATTCTAGAACAACATATACATCTTCGACTTGGTCAGTCGCTCTGGTAATTACATTTCTATTATCTATATAGATAATTTCACCCGACTTAGGATGAACTGTTGCATTTCCAAGAGCAAAAATTGTTCCAATTGAACTTGCACCAATATAAACTGTTTCGCCGGAGATAAACGATTTATAATTTGCTAATATATTTGCTGATGTGGTTCTTGATTTAACATAGTTAACAACATTACCTGTATAGCTCACAACTGTTGCATTTGCACCAGATGTATCACCTCGAAGAATTGC